TCTATGTAATGAAGAGGGTGCTCACAGAGTTGGTGCAAGATACCTGACTGCTGCAAGTGGTATGACAATGCACGAAGTCAAAGCTGATCCAAAGAAAGCTCACACACTGTATGAGCCTGTAAAGAAGAACATCAAACTGCGTGACGCTACAGGTAAAGACATGGCATGGGTAGAGAGTGTGTGTAAGACATACAAGCCAGACATTGTGGTGCTTGATATGGGTGACAAGTTTGCACGTACAGGTGGCTTTGCACGACAGGACGAAGCTCTGAAAGCTAACGCTGTGTATGCTCGTATGATTGCTAAACAACATGGTTGTGCTATATTTTATATGTCACAGTTGAGTGCAGAGGCAGAGGGTAAGACTACCAGTGTCAATCAGAGTATGATGGAAGGATCACGTACAGGTAAAGCTGCTGAAGCTGATCTTATGATATTGATTGCGAAAGACACTGTTACTGAAGGACAGGAAGAAGAGGGAACGGCACGGTATTTAAATTGTGTTAAAAATAAATTGACAGGATGGCATGGACATGTTATGTGTAATCTTGATTATAGAACAGCGAGGTATGAAGTATGACACATAATTGTACTCTTTGTAATGTGGAGTTAACAGACGATAATTGGTTTAGTTCTTGGAAAAGTAAGGGCAGAACACATTGTAAAAATTGTTTAAAACCTGCTTTACCAGATACAATTTATAAAGGTTCAGTTAGAAATAACCCAAAAAGAATGTTCGTTAATGGTAAGTATGTACCAAGAACACACCCTTTATATAAACCTGGGAACTATAAATCTTTTAACGATGCAGCTTTCTCTAGTTTTGAAAGGTATAAAAAATCAAAAGATGGGTACGTCTATGCAATTACTAACCCTGCATGGGAAGGGTGGGTTAAGATTGGTATGGCAGTTGACGCTGACGATAGATGCAAGTCGTATCAGACCTCTAGCCCACTTAGAGATTACAAGCTAGAACATTGCACTTACTTTGAAGACAGACGTAAAGCGGAACAACAAGCCCATGAAAAGGCAGAAGAGATAGCTGACGAGTGTGGTTCAGAGTGGTTTAAGTTGCCTGTAGAAAAAGCAATAGAAATAATAGGAGATGTAAAATGAAGGTACAACTAATTAATTACATGGGTAATGATCTGACCGTAGTGAATGCTGCTCGTGTTAGTTTTAATGTAAACAAAAAGACATTTATAGATACAGATGCTAAGCTCATTAAGTATTTAGCAAAACATAAACATATGTCACCCTTTGGTCATTGCTTTGCTTCATTCAAGGTGCAAGCACCTATCTTTGTGGCACGACAGCTAGTCAAACACAAGTTCCTACGTTGGAATGAGATCAGCAGACGTTATGTAGACACTAAGCCTAACTGGTATAAACCTAGCATTAGTGATCCCGATACAGCTATTTGGAGATCACAGACTAAGGACAAGAAGCAGGGAAGTGGTGACGTAATACAGAGTGAGAAAAAACAAAGTCTAGCTACGTTTACATTAAGTAATGTAATAGCCGATGCCATGACTGCCTACGAAAAACTATTGAGTATGGGCATATGTGAAGAACAGGCACGTATGGTGTTGCCAATATGTCACATGACTGAATGGTTCTGGTCTGGTAGTCTTGACGCATTTGCAGATATGTGTATATTAAGATGTGCAGGTGACGCACAAGTAGAAACAAAGATGGTGTCTGACCAGATCAGTGACCACATGGAAAAACTATTTCCAGTATCATGGAAGGAACTAATGAATGAAACTAACTCTTGATGTAGAAAACACAGTAACAAATAGAAATGGTAAATTACATCTTGACCCATTTGAACCCGACAATAGTTTAACTATGGTAGGTATGCTTGATGAGTATCGTAAAGAAACAATAGTTACGTTTGACCACTCTGAAATAAAACCTACTGCATTGGGTAAAGAAATTGTACAGGAAATGTTGAATAGAACATCATTACTTATCATGCACAATGCACCACACGACTTGATGTGGTTGTGGGAGTCTGGTTTTATGTATGACGGTGCTGTATTTGACACAATGCTTAATGCCTATGTCGTACAGCGTGGACAGAAACAACCATTGTCTCTTGAAGCCTGTGCTGAACGCTATCAGTTAGACACAAAGAAACAGGACACACTTAAAGAGTATTTTAAGAAGGGTTATAGTACAAGAGATATACCTTTTGATGAACTTGCTATGTATCTTTCTGCTGACCTTCATGCTACACAGCAACTTGCAGACAGACTGATGGCACAACTAGAAACGGACGACAAGGAACTCGCAAGCACAGCTAAACTTACAGATGAAGTGGCTGTATGTTTGGCACGTATCTATCAGCGTGGGTTCTCTGTTGACAAGACTGTGCTTGATGAAGTACGTGTAGAGTTTGAGAAGGAAAGAAAGGAGCTTGTTACGAGTTTAGACAAGCAGTGTAGAGAACTTATGGGTGACTTTCCTATTAATCTCAATAGCCCAGAACAGTTATCTTGGGTCATCTACAGCCGTAAGCCGCACGACAAATCTATGTGGGCTAATCTTTTTGACCAGTATATGAACCCTACAGATTACAAGAGTACAGTGCGACAAAACTCTGCCGTTATATATAAGAAGAAAGCAAAGCAGTGTGCTTCTTGCTATGGCAACGGTCAGGTAAGAAAGACAAAGAAGGACGGTAAGCCATTTTCTAAACCTAGCAAGTGCTCTGATTGCTACGGTGTAGGATATATCTTTACTGACGTTCCTAATAGTGCAGCAGGGTTAAGGTTTAATGCACCTAATTCAAAGTGGGTTAGTGCCAACGGTTTTAGTACAAGTAAGGGTAACATAGAACTCTTAGAAAGCATGGCTAAGTCACGTAACATGCCACAGGCTGTGACATTCCTGCGTAATGTACGTAGACTGTCTGCTGTGGATACCTACCTGTCAAGTTTTATTGAGGGTATATCTAACTACACAAAGACGGACGGTAAGCTACACGTAAGATTACTACAACATCGTACCAGTACAGGAAGGTTCAGTGGTGCTGATCCTAACATGCAGAACATGCCCAGAGGTGGTACATTTCCTGTGAAGAAGGTATTTGTGTCACGTTGGAATGGTGGACAAATTATGGAAGCTGACTTTGCACAGCTAGAATTTAGGGTTGCTGCCTTCTTAGGTCAGGACAAGATAGCCATGAAGGAAGTGTCCACAGGCTTTGATGTACATGCCTACACAGCTAAAGTGATTACGGAAGGTGGTCAACCTACGTCCAGACAGGAAGCCAAGGCTCATACATTTGCTCCCCTGTACGGTGCGAGTGGGTACGGTAGGACACCTGCTGAAGCTAAGTACTATGAACAGTTTACTAAGAAGTATAGTGGTATAGCGGAATGGCATGGTAGGCTTGCTACAGAGGCACTCAAGACAGGTAAGATATGTACACCGTCAGGCAGGGAGTTTGCATTCCCAGACGTAATGAGAAGACGCAATGGCACAGTGTCGCACTTCACTCAAATAAAAAACTATCCTGTGCAGTCGTTTGCTACGGCAGACATCGTGCCTATATCTTTATTACACATAGATAAGTTATTGAAAGACTTAAACAGTTGCATAGTAAATACAGTACACGACTCAATAGTAGTAGATGTACACCCAGATGAGGTTAGTCAAGTGATTGATATAATTAATCAAACAAATGACGCACTCAAAAATCTTATTGATAATCAATGGGATATAGACTTTAACGTACCCCTAATGTTAGAGGCAAAAATAGGTAATAATTGGCTTGACACTAAAGATGTTATATGATATAACTATAAATCTGATTTTAATATAAGGAGAAAATATATATGATAAATGACCTACAGACTATTAATACTAACGACTACGACACAATGGCTAAAGCTATGGGCATTGCAAATGAAAGACCTGCCACTGCAAGTAAACAAAGTAATCTTGCAAGGGTAAAGATACAGCATTCACCACTGATGGGTAAGACAGAAGTAAGAGGTAAGGAAGTAAATGTGGAAGTAGTTGAGGGTGGTACATACAAACTGGACATACCAAATGGTGCGTCCTACTATGGAACAGGTGCTATCATACGACCCTTCATGCAACGGTTTATGTACAAGAAGTACGTCATGGGTACAGGTGGAGCTAAGAACAGATATGTAAAAACAATTATGTCCGATAATCTTAATATTGATCTGAAGGACAATGACGGTACATTTAATTGTGGTAAACCGTCAGGTTGGATAGATGACTTTAACTCCCTTCCTCAGAAAACAAAGGACTTGATAAAGGCAGTCAAACGTGTACGTGTTGTGTTTGGTAATATTACTCTGACTAATCCTACAGATGAACAAGGAAACTCTGTAAATAATGTTGCAGAGGACGTTCCCTTTATATGGGAGATTGATAATAGGGATGCCTTTAAGTCCATTGGCAAATGTTTTAGTGATTTAGCAAAATCTAAACGATTGCCTGTA